TCGGACGCCTTATGAGACAAGGTATGGATTGAGTCAATTTAGACAGTAGCGTTACAAAAATGCTTGACCATTACACTGCTATTTAAAATTGGATAGGCTACCAATGCTACCGGTTTCATAGTCGGATGGTCAGCGTTTTTCTTTGGCTTTTCAAATTCCCATATAGTAGTCTGCTTTCTATCGGCATACCAATTGTGTTTTCCAGACTTCTTCCAACCGAAAAGAACAGGCTCATGCTGCCATTGATAAGGAGAGCGGCCAAGAACAAGCGACTGCTTTTTCCAGATGCAAGTACCGGAGAGATAAAATCCGGCTTCCGAGAATGCCTTTCTGAAATTCAAACCTTCAGTATCTGCATGAAATACATAAATAGAAGCATCCTTCGCCATTGCCACTTCGGTATTCTTAAACGCCTCACGCAGAAAATCGTAGAACGCTTCATTTCCCATATTGTCGTTCTTAATTTTACCCGCCGAACCTTCATAGTTGACGTTGTACGGAGGGTCGGTTACAACAAGGTTTGCAAGTTTGCCATTCATCAGGATATTGAAAGTGTCAGCCTTGGTGGAATCACCGCAGACGAGCCTGTGCTGTCCGAGTTTCCAAACATCACCTTGTTTGGTGAGTGCAGGCTTTTGCAGCTCAGCGTCCACATCGAAGTCATCATCATGAATACCATCCTTAACCGAATCCTTAAACAACGCATCAAGTTCGGCTGGTTCAAATCCGGTGAGGGATACGTCAAAGTCTGCACCTTGCAGGTCAGCAATCAAAAGCATCAATTTGTCTTTATCCCAATCACCGCTTATCTTATTAAGGGCGATGTTGAGTGCCTTTTCTTTTTCCTCATTCATTTCGATAACCACACACTCAACTTCGGTGATTCCCATATCAAGCAGTACCTTCAAACGCTGGTGACCGCCAACTACATGAGAAGTGGTCTTATTCCATATAACGGGTTCAACATAGCCGAACTGCTCGATGGAACGTTTCAGCTTTTCGTATTCCGGGTCACCGGGTTTCAAATCTTTACGAGGATTATAATCGGCTGGAATCAACAACTTAGTTTTCAGTTTTTCTATCTGCATATATTTCAGCCGCCTTTCTTAAATTTGTGTACATATTGACATTCTCCCAAGGAAACAGGCAGGAGTTGAAATGTCCATAAACCGCCGTATCGGAATAAATAACATTTCTTAAGTGTAGTTTTTCGATGATTGCAGCCGGCCTTAGGTTAAACACTTCCTGCACAATACTGATAAGCTGATCATCGGTGAGTTTTCCTGTTCCAAAAGATGTCACATCAACCGCCACAGGATTTGCTTTTCCTATGGCATAAGAAAGAGCGACCTCACATTCCTCTGCAAGACCGCTCCATACGATATTTTTTGCAATGTAGCGAGCCATATAGGCACCGCTTCGATCAACCTTAGTCGGGTCCTTGCCGCAAAGGGCACCTCCGCCATGAGATGCAAGGCCGCCATAGGTATCGACCATGATTTTCCTGCCTGTCAGACCTGTATCGACAGCGGGACCACCTTCTACAAATCTGCCGGAGGGGTTAATGAGAATTTCGGTATCATCATCAAACGGGAAATCCTCAAAGCACTGCCAAAGTACATTATTAAGTATATCTGATTTCAGTTCTTCCTGGGTTTTGTCCTTATCATGCTGGACTGAAACTACAATGGCTTTTACACGTTTGGGTTTACCGTCCTCATATTCTACCGTTACCTGTGCTTTGCCATCCGGTAGAATTCCTTTGATGATTTTTCCTTTACGGCAGTCATCAATTCGCTTTACAAGGCGATGGGAAAGCACCAGTGGAAGGGGCAGGTTCTTACTGGTTTCATTAGTTGCATATCCGTAAACCGTACCTTGGTCTCCGGCACCCACAGAACCGTATGGATCAATGATACCATTTCTTGCTTCAAGTGCATTATCCACACCTGCCGCAATATCTGCACTTTGATGGTGTACGAACACAAATACCGTGAACTTCCACGGATTGTATCCGACCTCACGAAGTACATTTTTTACGATGAAGCGGATATCCACTTTACCGCTGCAGGTGATTTCGCCCGCCACGATAATTTTGCCTTTAGTAGCCATGATCTCGCAGGCCACACGGGAAGCTTTATCCTTACGCATACAAGCATCCAAAATATTGTCAGCAATGAGGTCGCAGAGTTTATCCGGATGTCCCATGCAGACACTTTCTGCTGTTTTATAAGTAACCATAATTTTCTCTCCTATCTCATTTATTTTCCTCTCCTTGCCGTGAGCAGACGTTCCATTACATCGTCCTGAGGATTAATACCGCTGTATTCACCAGTGCAGTTTTCCTTGACGATTTGGAATATCTCCATCCACAGCCGATTGGTTTGGTTCATGTAATTCTGACCCATTGCCACATAGGGACTTTGAATGGCATTGCCCGTAGTCGGGTGCTTTGCTAAAAAGCCATATTCTGTAACTGCCTCCTCGCATTGAATCCAACGAGCCACGCTCATGGCATAACGTTCTAAAAGCTGCGGGGAGACAAGTGCGGCACACCCACGTTCGTTCAACCACTGCCATGTATTTCTGTAGATTTCTCCTGCAACCAGTGTCTTGCCGTCCTTTTGTATAGCTTCGAGCATTTTATTTGGTTCAGGCATTTCAAGTCCTTTTAGGTCTGCTGTATCTTTAAATTCCATCACGGTCAGTTTCCTGCCGCCGGGATTGCCTTCGGCGATTTTGTCAGCAATGGGCTTCTTTTTAGCACCTGCACCAACACGAGCACCGCCTCGATTTGTACCGTCTTTTGCCATATTTTCACCTCACTTAGCAAAGCTGGGGTTATTCCCTCGTTTGAAACTGCGTTTTTTAACACGAAGCCCCACGCCGCTGTCCGCTTAAAAAAGTTTTGAAGATTTTACCTCCCCCTGATCCGTACCCCGAAATTTGGACAGTCATTGATTGAAATTCGAGAGTGTGAAATCAAAATCATCACACAAA